CATAGCGAATGTGTCGGGCTCCCAGAGGTCAAAACGACACTTTCTGCCCAGTAGAGAGCGGACAGAGCCGCTTGAGCCGCGGTCGTTGAGCCGATTTTGAACGCCATTCATCAGGCCTTTAACGAACGGGACGCGCTCATGATACTGCCGGACAAGGCCTTTGGCTTCATCTACATCAATATCTAGCTGGTCAGACAGTTTGTTCACGCCCATACCGTACATCATGCCAAGATTGATCGTCTTCGCCTGCTTGCGCGGGATCGACGCCATTTCTGCCACCATCGTATGAAAATCCATATCAGGATCGTGTCTATAAGCATCTACAAACTCCTCTACCCCCGCCATCTGCTTGCCGCGGGCTTTGCCATATACATATGAGTAATGCACCAAGATGCGCGGTTCCTGTTGCGAGAAATCAATCGCCGCCCACTGCTCACCCTCTTCTGGTAGGAACAGGCTACGGATCATCGGGCCAAGTTCTGGGTCGCGGGCAGGGATTTGCTGCAAATTGGGGTTGGACATGGATATACGCCCCGATACCGTGCCGCCGTCATCAGAGCGGATCTGGTTGATATGCCCGTGGATGCGCCCGTCACTGCGGCAGTGCTTCATAATGGTGTTGATAAAGGTGCCGCTGGTCTTATTCAGGTTGCGGGCTTTAACAATTAACTGCGCCAGTTCATGCGGGTGGTCTGCAAGAAATGACTTTTTAAAAGACGGTGCGCCTTTTTCTGTGCGCGGATAGGCTATGCTCAGTTTATCAAAGGCCTTTGCTATTGACGCCGCCGCCCAGAGCTCTACATCGCCCCCTGCTACGGATTTAATCCGTTTGATAATCTCTTTTTCCTGCTTAATTAAATAATTTCTGGTGCGCTCAACGCGGTCTTGGTCAACGCGGACGCCGCGCCAAGTCATGTCAATCAGGCAGGGCAGAAGTTTTAATTCGAGTTCGGCGATAGGCCAGAGGTCTTCTTTAGTCAGTTGCGTAGCCAGATAGTTCCACAAGTCGAGCGTAATCTCCGCGTCGTTCTGTGCGTATGGCCCGACATACATAGCGGGCATCTTCCACATATCTGCCTTGGGGTCGAGCCCAAACTCGCGGGCGGCTTCTTGTAGCGTCTTCTCTGTTTTAATTTTGCCCAAAAGGTCGTAACAGAGCGCGTTCAGGCTGTAGCTGAAGCGGTTCTCGTCGAGTAGCGCGGCGATTAGCATCGTGTCGATGATCTTGCCGTTTAGCGTGAAGCCCATCCGGCGGATCCAGCCCGCATCGTATTGCGCGTTGTGCATGATCTTATCGGCAGGGCACTCAAACACTTTCTTGAGCCATTTATTGACGATGCGCTCGTCCAGATTACCGCCGCCAAGGTGGCGGATCGGGATATATCCAGCCCAGTCTGCCACGGCTATGGCGTAGCCCACTACTTCACCGTCACCTGTAGGCCATCCGGGGCCGTTGGTCTTGATGTTTGGGTCGCGGGTCTCGACATCTATAGCAATTTGCTTTGCATCAAAGATGTCGGGTAGCTCTGCGGGTGGCACCCATTCACTCTTGGGGCCGAACATGGTCATCTGTAGTGCCATCAATCTTTCCTTACTGTGGCCATTTCCTTGCCACATTTAATAAGCACCCAGCCTTGGGCTAGGTACTCTTCCAAATGTTGTATTGGAATAAAGCGAACCATTAATCCTCTCCACCAAGTGCGCCGTAGCCGCAGATATCTACCCAGCTATCTTCATGTTCTGGGGTTACAATGAGCCGCGATAGTTTGACCGCGACCATACACTGGTAGACTTGCGAGACAGAAACCTCTTTGTCCAGAAGCACAGACCACATCTTGGCTATGCGCTCGTGGTTTTCATGGGCATCACCGTAGGCTTTAGCCCGTGGGCCGTTGACTAGGCTCTCTGCTTTTTTAAGAATTTCTTCGCGTTTCATTTTTTCAACCCCTATACAACTTACTTTCCCACTGACACACGGCATTGATATGTGTGTGCTTTGTTGTCGGCACTACCATGCCAATCTTTTCCATCCAGCCGCGCTTGCCTAAAGAGGCCACCATAGCGCCCCACACATTGTGGTGATGCGGCTCTGGCATCCCGCGCTCACGACAAAAGGCGCAAAGCTTACCGCCTTCTATGTATTGGTTGTTTCGTAGATATTCCACAGCGTTCTGGTAATACGCTTTTTTCCAATCGTCGTCAGCCGTTGCATACGTCCGCTCAATTTCCGCCTGAATAAATTCATTACGGTCGAACATTTCCTCCTGTTTCATATCCAATAACTCCTGTTCGTGTCTTCGGGTTCAACCAAGTAGAGGTTCTGCTTGGTTCTGGTTACACCTACATAAAACACTCTATGCAGGTCATCTGGCGCGTGTTCCGCGGCGGATGCAGCGGCAGGAGACAAGTCTGTATATAGCACAACATTGTCTGCTTCGCCTCCTTTAGATCCGTGGATCGTGGACAATTCAATGCGGGGTATGGCGTTAAACTTTTCGCCGCGTCGCAGAAGAGCCGTGATGTACGCACGGTCGCTGTCGGGCAGTTTATCCATTGCCTCGTGCCATATCATGTCGATAGTGGCTAGCAGGCCGTGGTTTTGTTGCAGTTCTTCTAGGCTGACTGTTTCATCGTCATCTACAGCGGGTAATTTTTTAAATCCACGCTTGACTCTGTCACCGACTGACATATAACTGTACACGGTTCGTGCGGCCTTTCCGGTTATTCGCTTGCCTTTTCTCATTTGTTCCCAGCCATTGACGGCTTCACTTAGTCTTTCTGAGATTGAGCGATAGCCTTTCCGGCTAAACAGGAATCCACGGCTTTTCAAGTCTTCCGCAGTGGAGTCAAGAAAGTATCCGGCTTGAGCCAGCACGAGCCACGAACCCTCAGAAAAATCTATCTGTCCCGTGTCTATAATGCGTTGCACCTTGCCTGCGTCTTTGCGCGGCAGGTAGGTCTTTGGTACGCGGCGTCTGATGCGTTGGACAATGCGCTCAGCTAACGGGTGAACGGTAGCGGGTACGCGGTAGGACTGCTCTAACACTTCGTAGCCCCCGTTGAGGCCGATGAAGTGTTCGACATCGGCACCTGCCCAGCGGTAGATGGCTTGGTCGTCATCCCCTGCGCAGTAAATGCGGTCGGAGTGTTGCTCTAGCACATGAGCCACATCCCACTGTAACGGGGACAAGTCCTGCGCTTCGTCGATAAAGGTTATGGCTAGGCGGGGGCAGAACCCTGCGCCGTCACGCACAAACACTTCCAACATATCGGTGAAGTCGTAAAGGTTAAACCTGTTCTTATATTCCTGTAGGGCATCGGCTACATATTTGACATAACTCCACGACATCGCCATTTGGGTTTCGTCATATTGTTGCCGCAAATCCACTTTGCGTAGGCGGGCGAGGTTAATCAGGCTGATTAGTGGGTTGCTGTTTTTGTTCAGGTCAAACAGTTCGTCGCCGCTGATCTGATTTGCGTCAACCCGTAAGTCAATGCCGCCCAAGGCGTGGCCTAGTTCTTTGTAATGCTCTGCCTGCATCACTTGTTCTTGGCGGATACCGGACAACTTTAAGGCAAAACTGTGCAGGGTGCGGAACCACGGCAGTTGTGATTTATCCAGCTTGAAGCGGGTGCAGGCGCGTTCGACAGCCTCGTTGGCGGCTTGTCGGGTGAAGGCAAAATAGCCGATATGGGCGGGGTTTACGCCTGCTTCTAATGCCTCATCTACTTTGTTAAGAAGGGCGGTAGTCTTACCAGTTCCGGGCGGCCCGTATATACGGAATATCTTAGTATCCATCGGGCAACCCGTAACCGTGTTGAGCTAGTTTTGTTTTAATCTCCCGCAGACTTACTTTGCCTAAATTTGGTATCCGGCGTAGGTCGTTTGTTTTGGTATATTCAACAAACTCCTCTAGAAACATCGGCGTAAGGTTTTCGTTGCACAGGCAGTTATACGTCCTGCGAGTCCATTGGATGTCACAGACCAAAACAGGTGTTTCAGGAAAGTTTTTCTCAAGCTCGTTATCTTTGCCCACTTTTCTTACTATTTGTCGTATTCGCTCACGACTAAGCGCATATTTGTTAGCAATAGCTTGCAGAGTGCGCCTTTCAACTACCCGCTCTTTGTAAATTTCCTGATTTCTAATCGACATCGGTCAACTCCTCAACGCTGTTGACACGACGCATAAAGATAGGGGTTTCGTCTCCCATCCACGCCCCGACGACGTTGTAGTACATAAAGTCCACAGCCTCATCTATGCTCAGATTGTCTCGTTCACACAGAATGGCTACGCATTTATCAAAGTCGTACACCACTATGGCGGGTTGCCCCGCTCTTTCTCCCATGCCGATAACGGCATCATTAAATCCGTCCGCTAGTAACATTAGAAAGGTGCCTCCGTTTGCTCTGACCCAAAGTTAGGGCTGTTAAATTCAATATCTCCTGACTCAAATGCTGGGACTTGCCACACCCTGACGGTTCTGGATTTAATCCGCAGAACGGTGCTGTCGCCGCCTTTGTCCCGTAAGCGCTGGGCTATCTTGTGTGACTTGTACTCGAAGAACTTGTTGCGCTTTAGGAAGGCCTCAAAGTCTTTAAGGCGGAAATATGTCACGCCCTCTTCCTCATCTGTCCAAGGCCGCTTGAGCAGGATCTCTTCTTTGTCGTTAGCTTTCTGCATATGAGCGCAGAACTCTTCCAAGTAATCGTAGAATTGACCGCTGATGCTGGCGTCTTCTGCCACCTCCATAATTGCGCTTTCGTTGTCACGCATCTCATTCATCAAAGCGCCAATACGCGCCTCCCAAATCTGCTTGCTGACAGAGCGCGGCATGAAGTTAAGTTGCTCCATACAGGCTTTCTGGAATACAGGCTGGCTCATCAGGGCCTCTGTATCTAACTCTAGCGGCTCCCCGTTTACATCCACAAACCAGACGGGTGGGACAGAATTATATTTGCGCAGGTTGGCAATAGCCGCGCCTTGAATAGCCGCCCCGACGCCGTGCTTACGGGTCTGGCACAACTCCTTGTTACAGTGCGCGTTAATCGGCGCGTCACTACACTTATATGTGTAGTCTTTGCGGTTAAGCTGCTTGGTTATCACCGTGACTTCGTTGATAGCCAGTGGAGGGTCTAAG